AGCCACTTTAAACTCCTAGCCGTGTAACAATGTTACTGAGGTAGCTGTCGTTGCAATCTCAAATTTTAAACTTGTAGATGCTCTAAAACCTGTGCCTGGAAACTGCATGTATGTAGTTATTCCTTGAGCATTAGTTTGGTTTGTAGCTGGAATTAAAAATTCAGCTAATACAGTTGTATCATCTTTTATTTTAACTGTAGTTGCAGCTTGTCCGCCTTCTTTAGAAACAAAAAGACCTACGGCTCTGCCAGGTGCTCCTGTGCCAAGTGCGTTATGAACAGCTACAGTTGAGGCTGTAGTTGATTTTATATCTACTGGATATGTACTCATTAATTTACTCCTTAAAATTATTTGTGGGGCCGAAGCCCCACATTAATTATTTATTAGTCAGTGTGGTTTCTTGCTTGTGCGTATACAATACATACTCTAGCTTTACCAGCACTTGCTGCTGATCCAGATGGAATGTATTTTGCTGCTATACGAACGTCGCTAGTTCCAACATTTTTCCACTCAGTACATATAGCTGTTGCTCCAAGAGCGACTGTTCCCGCCGTTCCTACTTCAGCATTATCAATATATAAGTCTGAGTTACCAACGATACCCACATCTAATTTGTTAGTTGTTCCAGCATCAAAAGCTGTTTCAACATTAACAAAAATATTTTTAATGTGTGATTTAGCAGGAATTACCACGTCTTCACTTGTGTCAGTTGTGTCAGTATGAGAAATGTGAAATGATTGTACCATTAATACATGTCCTGTATTTTTTACATCATCTCCAACTGTAGTACCTGTAGTATTTGAAATCGTTCCCGCTTTAATCGGTCCCGAAAATGTAGTTGTTGCCATAATTATATCCTCCTAGTTTCCGAACATAGTCTCTAGGCCGTCGACTATACGCGTCTATGTTCTAATTAATTGTATAGTGTGTCTTTTATACATCACATTTAATTAGAGCGCAAGTGGGCTGTGTTTTTGTGTTGATTTTGTTTGTAGCTCTTAAGTGGCTACAGAAACTTTAGGTTGAGTCGCATCTATTTTATTTTCTAAATCAGCTTTTTTAGTTTCAGCTGCTTTTATATGGCTGATGACATCTCTAACTTTTCTGTCAATCTTAACCATGTTGAGAGTATATCTACCCTCTTTAAGATGCTCCTGCTCCCACTGAAGATCTAGACCCTTCTTCTCTTGGTATAGACTTGCTAGATGTTGCATTATCGCCTCCATCAATAACCTCCTCGTAGGTTATTCGTTTAACTCTTGGATCATACATTTCTCCAAGATATTCCCATTTTATATCACCTTTTCCCAATTTGTCAATAATAGCTTTTTCTATATCTAATGGGCCATCCATGCAGGTAATATTAACCTCCATTTTGTAGTGATACGCGTAGATTTTAACGAGGAAATTTTTCATTTACACACCTTATATGAAAAAGGGGCCGTTTTAAGGCGGCCCCTTTAAATTTATTGATTATGTTGCGTTTGATCCGAAGATACCTCTAGGGTCAGAGAATCCGAATACGTATCTCTCTCTAGCTTTGTATCTTACGTTGCCAGTATCAAAGTCACCTTCCATTGAAGTTTTGATAGGTGATCTATTGAAATGCTTCAATCCATTAGGCACATCAGTTTTAATGAAGAATTTTTTCGCAGCAGTTAAGTAATTATTTACTGTATAACCACCAGAGATCATTCCCATGTTTCTGATTGCGTTAATGTCATTGTCCGCAGTACCTGTTCTACCAACAGACATTAAAAGTCTATCAGCAGTAAATCTTAACGCTGAAGGAATTATAAGTTTAACTCCTTGCGCCGCGATTTTTAGGCCTCTTTCATCAGTAAACGCCGCGATGTCAATCAACGACTGTTCTAATGAAGTTTCATTAAGTTCAGCAGGTGTTGTCAACTCATTTGATAATGTACCAGCTAATGTAGGGTGGTCAGTAGCGCAAAGCTCTTTACCATCTCCACCAGCGAAGTTTGCATCAAATGCATTGTTCAAAATTGCTGCACCTTTGATATTCTTAGTGCTCGCCATAGATCTTGCTAACGCTTTTGTATATCTAGACGCAAGTCTGTCATACAAGTTATCTTCGATAGCTTCTTCTGTGATTGCGAACGCTAATGCAACCGTTTCGTTTGTGTAACGAGCTGTGAAAGTTTCCTGCGCTTGATCAAACTGAACGCCTTGGCCTTCAGGTTTAACTGCTGCGTTTGCGAAACCAGCTAACATTACTTCCTCTTCGAAAGCTCTGTCAGATGTTTCAGTGTCGAAAATTTCAGTCCACTGCTCGCCGTATTGTTTGTACTCTAGTCCAAATAGTGCATTCAGACCAGGCTCTAGTTCTTTAACTAGTTGTGCTCTTGATATTGCCATAGTTAATTGCTCCTATTAGTTAGAAATTGACGCCGCTGGAGCAATTTGAACTATTACGTTCGAATTAGCTGCAGTATTGTCATTGTTTGCCGGATCGTTTGCAGTTCTAACAATTCTAAACATTGAAGTTGCATCTGCACTAGCAACATTCAATTTAACAGTCGATTGACCATTAGTTTGAGTGCCCGCAGTTGCTCCATCAGTTGAGTTAAAAGTTGAAAGAAGATTTGCTTGTGTTACCGCTGCATCCGCTTTGCAAGTATATTCTTGCATAGGGTTATCGTTAACAAAGCCGATTCCGTCTGTTGAACCAGTATTAAAGTCCGTTCCGAACGTAGTACTAGCCAACACGTGGTTTGCGAAAGTAGGTTTGCTTGTAGAACTATCTATATAAAATATTCCATTAAACACACCTACAAGTGGTTGAATGTTGGAAGTTCCAGTTGACCAATCCACTCCACCAGCGATTCCATCATCCATAGTGTCGGCTGTAGTATCTTGTAGATACCCATCGTCACCTGAAGTATGTTGCTGTGAAACAGGATTGTTTTGGAAAATTCCTACACCTAAACCTGATTTGACCATGTACTCAGCCTGACCGCCTGTAGCAGGTGTTGATCCTACTGTAGGGGCTTGTCTGAATCCAAAGCCAGCTGTTTGGTTTGCCATAGTGTTTTT